TCCGATAATTCTGATACCAAATCAACGCAATGGCGAGCCCCAGAAATCCGGCGTTCAACATTGCGCTGACCACTGCTAGTTTAGATAACTTCTTGGCAAACCGCAAAAGGGTTGCCAGCCCAGCAAAAGCAGCTGCGCCAAACGCGCTAAAAAGCACGGACAATGAATGAATAAATTCATCGTTCATAATTACTAACTGCCTGCAAGATATACACTTACGTCAAACAAAATGTGTCAAAAGCCCCTGCGATCCCCTGTCCGCAGGCCCTACCACGGCCGAAGCCGCGGTTCCGCAGCAACTTTCAAGGATATAAATTATCCCGTGTGGCATTTGCTGCTCCTCCGCCCGTGAGCCCGACAAAATCTGACCACGGAACCTGTAACCCCTGCCGCATCCATGCCGCAGAAGAAACGCCTAACCAGTCGACCACCACGACTAACTTTTGACACACCTCAATTTTAACAACTCTGTACGCCCATAACGAGCTGATGTACAGAATTGCGCACAGGCCGCCAAATTGTCAAAGAACGCGATGACACAACAAACTAAAACTAAATGTAGTTCATCGGTTCATTGCTGCACAGGCCAGCTGGCTCATATTGTTCGAGCCAATCAGCTTCGGCCAGTTCTGGATAAACCGCGATAGAGCGCGGAGAAAGTTCGCGGGGCGGAAGCGTCCAGATAAATTGCGCGCTTGTTAACACCAAAGGCGCGTCGGCATTAATAAAAGCATGCGCGCCAATGTTGCACAGCGCATCCATGGTTTCGGCGTTCTGGCAGCGGGACCAGACGCGTTGATTCGAGAAGAAACTGGGCGGGGCGGCACTAAAACCGTTGTCATTCGGCAAGATAAACGCGCCATTAATAAACTGCACGTCTGCCATTACGTGCCAGCCAGCTTTCAACGCCGCCTGCAGATATTTAAGCGTATTTTCACGTTCTGGAACCCGGCCAGCGATATTTCCGAGATGCGAAATGATAATTCCGTCGAAACGCTGGCGTGTACCCATATAACTTTCCTTAGTTTGTTAACACGAGCGCGATGCATGCGCTGCGGTGCCCAATCGTACCGCAGGCTCAGCAAAGCGTCCACAAAAAGAACGCGCGTGATTAGAGAATCTTGGCAGCAATGAGACAGCCACGCGCGACAGCGTGCAGCGGGTCGTAGGCGTGCCGGACTTCTTTCACTGGCAGCGGAAAATTATTCTCTTCGAGCTTGCGCCGGAACATTTCCACAAAGCCCGCGGCTTTAGTCGTGCCGCCCGCCATTGCTATCAAAATCGGCTCTTTGAACTTCGGCAACGCCTTGTGATTGCTTAGCGCTGCCGCTAATTGCTTCGTGGTGTAGTCAATAAGGCGCTCATAGTACGAGCTAACAGCGGCCAGAATCACGTTCTCGTTTGGCTCGCCAATCGTGAACTCGCCCTGCTCTTTCTCAGCCTGCACAACCGAGTCTGGCTCGTTTGTCGCCACGGCGGTCATGCGATCAATCCAGTCGCCAGACTTCGTGGTCGAAAACAGCACAGTCGGCTCGCCGTTGAGCATCACGCACACGTTGACCATGCCAGCGCCCCACGAAAGCCCAATGCCCGTGTAGTCATCGTTGGCTAGCTCTGAGTAGCACAGCGCCTCGGCTTCGTTAATAGCCCGCGCAGTATAGCCCTGTTCGGCCAAGACTGCTTTGACCACGTCTTCGTGATAACCAACGTCAAAGTCGTCGTCTTCTTGGTCCACGGGCTGCGCCGGAATGCAGAACACGAGCTTCTCATCTGGCTCGGTGGCTTTACCAGCAACTTCTTTGAGGATAAACGCCAGTACGCGCTTGGCTTCTTTTTCCTTGGGGCTCACAACGCCGCGATACATAGGTCGCTTGGCCGACTCGTTGCGCTCGATGGCTTTATCAATAGCGTCTTGTCCCAGCAGAATAAAAGCACCGTCGTTGTCCTTGACGAAGACTTTGCCCTGCAGGCCCTTTTCGATCATCTTCGTGGCCACTGGCGTAGTGGGCTTAATCACGTAGAACGCGTCACGAAAATCTTTGTAATTGATAAATTCAGCCTGATCGTCGCTGGTGTAGCTGATCGGTTCGAGGCTGTCCGAAGCCAGTACGATAAACGATGTCCCGACGTCTAAACCCTTGGCCATGGTTATTTTCCTTTTAACTGCGCTAATTTGGAAACAGAAGAAGAAATATTATCTGCGGTCGAAGTCGTTTTGCCCATCTCTTTTGCGCCGGCTCGTTGCATGCCCGACGTATCAATAGCGCCGGTGACAATGGCAGTATCAATGTCTATGCGTTGGGCGGCGGCGGGTGCCGTAGCTGTTTTGGCGCTCGTTTTGCGCGCAAGGGGCGATTGGTATGTCGTGCCAGTCGGTTCTCTAAGCCGATCTGCAATAAAATCCACCCGGCCCACAACGTAACCAAGCACAAAAGCAACTGGGACAAGGGCATATACGACGTAATCCATAATTTTGTTATTTAAAGCTGGCGTCTGTGGTTTTAGGCTCCCAAACAGTATAAGGGTTTACTGCTTTTGGCGTGAAAATAGGGAGTGTCTCGCAGACGTCAAATTGGTCTTCTAGTTTTTTAAACTCTCGCGGATCTGTTGCGCCCACGCCTTCTGGTAAGTCATCAATCCAGATGTCTATTTTGTAGCCGTGCCGCCGCGTTGTTTCTCGTTTGGGTGAGTGGTTGCAAAAAATGCAACCACTGAGCAGTTTAAACGTTGCTTCGCCAAAAATCTCAGCTAATTGGAGCCGATTAGCGACCGAGTCTGTGCGCCCAGTCACGCAAACAACTTTATGACCGCGGCTGGCAAATAATTTAATAGCCACGCGCCACATGTCCACGTCACTCGTGAACGTGCGGTCAAAATCTATGGCGATCGTTGTGTTGCGGTAAGGATTCATGCTTCCTTGAGCACGTGCCAAGCATCCGCCCACGGGCTTTTGCCGTTGAACGTAATGTAGTGCTTTCTGAAATCTAACTCAGCGACCGGCACTACGTAAAATTTCTTTAAACGCACATGCACAAAAATAAATACATCAACGTCGCTGGGGTGATACACGCGCCGCTGGGACGGAACATAAGAGCCATTGCGGTGCAGGCCGGCTTTGTGCTTCGACAGCGAAAACCGCATGGATTCTGGCCGAGACGCGTTGATCAGCGTGGTCGCTTTAATCTGCACGCGTTTCACGACACTGCCGTATTCAGACACTAAGTCGTAGCCAATGTCGATGATCGGCACACACGGGACGATCTTGTGCCGCAGCATCTTTGCAATGGCTAACGAAACGCCCTCAGCTCCGATGGCCACGGCTTCTGGCCATTTGGATTGTGAATGAATGGTCATACGTAAACAATTCCTTTTGTTTATTCGTACAGGTCGTCTTTAAAGAGCTGCCCGCCGGATCCAATCCACGCGAGCGTTACAAGAAACCCGAGTAGCGCAGCCACACAACCAGCAATTTGCATGACAGCCCGTAGGCACGTGAACATAATGGGCCAGTTCTCTGGGACGCTCAGGTAGGGCCACACGTGCCACGCCGCCACGATTAAAAACCACGTCATTAACGAACGCAAAAACCAGCGCTCTAGACGACGCTCACGCCGAATTTCGTTATCAATACGCCGCAGCATTTCTTCGCGCGTTTCGTTTTCGATGCGTTGCGGTGACATGGTGTAACACTTTATTTAACACTTTTTTATGCGGGCTGGATACTGGCAACGGAGCCGCTCGTGCTCTGTTTTTGCTCGTATGGCGTAGGGGCGAAGGAGGCGCTTGGACTCGTTTGAAACCCGACAACCAGTATCCGGCACCACGGCTATCCAAGTGTGGTGCAAAACTCAGCGGGACAACTGAGTTTCTGCGGCGTCACTACCAGAGAGGCGCAGAGCAGGTGGGAGTAGCCCGCTCGCAGCAGCACTCTGGTCGCCAAGCCGCAACACTCCCGCATAGCTCAATCTCCGGTTTTTCGTGGCTCTATACTGCCAGTCACGTTTTTTAAAATACGCCGTAAGTGTTCGCAGTCTTCGTAGCTGTCTTGTAACTGGTCTTCGTAGAACACTTTAAGATACGCCGACTGCACCGGATGCGCTGCGGCTAGTTCATCCAGCTGCTGCAGTCGTTGCGTGTAGTTCTGCACGACCTCTTCTTCGAGCTTTATGGCGCCGATAATGATATCTTCAACGCGGCTGGATACAGCAAATGGCTTGGCGCTCTGGGACGGCTGCGCGTAATTCAAGCCAAATAACCGGTCCAAAAACGCCTGCACGTGCTGCAGTTCGCCTTGCGCTGATTCTGTTAAAAATTCTTTGTACTCGTGCGCGTGTAAGCCCGTGACAGCGCTTGCGTGATACAGATAGAACTGCAAGTGCGTCCATTCGTTCGCTAAATCACTGTTCATGATTTCTAAAAACTGCGGCAACGTCATGGGCAACCCTCACGTAAAAGTATTTACCATATAGCGACAATGCAAATGACGCTTGTCGGCGAAGTTTAGCCGGCAAACGAAAAATGCACAATACTTTGCCAATGCGTCAGAGCTTCTTTAGAACCGCCGCGACGATCGGATGCCGCACGACGTCATTATGGGCAAATTGCACAGTATCTATACTGGCAACGCCCTTTAATTTCGTAACAACTTCGTTTAACGGCGGCGGAGAAAACGGCAAATCGCTCTGGTGCGGGTCGCCTGTAATCACCATTTGCGTGTTCTGCCCGAAACGCGTGAGCAGAAGTTTGAGCTGCATGTACGTGGCGTTTTGGGCTTCGTCAAACACAACGATCGAGTCGTTAAACGTCCGGCCACGCATGTAGCACAGCGGCGCCAACACGATGGCTTTGTTCACAAACTCGCGCTTGGCGTTGAACTTACCCAAAAGCGTGTCCATCGTGTCATACAGCGGCTGCATGTATGGATTGACTTTTTCGCCGAACGAACCGGGAAGAAATCCCAGTTTTTCACCCGCGTCCACGATGGGGCGCGTCAAGATAATCTGGCTTTTGCGCTTAGCCAGAATCTCGTTAATGGCGTAGGCCATTGCAAGAAACGTCTTGCCCGAACCAGCAGAGCCGAGCAAGAACGTGATGTCATTATCGTGCAGCGTTTTCCACGCGCGCTTCTGACTGTCTGTGCGCCACTCAATTTCACACGGCGCTAACGCTGCCTTTGCCCGTTCTTGTTGGTCGTTTTTTTTCTTTGCTTTCTTTTCCGCTCGTCTTACTGGACGTGATGTGGCCATACAGTCCCGCCTTCCTTGGTGGGGTATAGAAACAGGTTTTGATATTTAAGCGATACGCACGCTCCTTACAGCGGCTGATTAATGCGGCCCGACTGCATGGGCTTTACACCGTTATTATTATTTTCCCACGTGATGGGCGATTGAAATTTCGGCATGCCCTTGGGCATCATGCCGCCCATTTGCGAGGCGCCGTAAATACCAGCTGCCGCAGTCGGGATAGCGGTCAGCGGGCTTTTGGAGGCCGCTGAAAGCGCCTTGCCGGCCACATTTACACCAGTACCTAATCCCTGCGCTGCAGCGCCAACACCGCCGACGACACCCTGCGCGAGCGGCGCTACACCCTTTACGATGTTTGCGCCAGCGTTTACAGCGGCTCCGACGCCACGGCCAGCGGCAGCCGCACCTTGAGCTGCTGCGTTGACGCCGCCGACGATCTTCTGACCCATAGACTGCGCTGGTTGAGCAGCCGAGCTGGCGGCAAAAGCTTTTCCAGC